TGTAACTAACTCGAATACCTTAGTAGATTTTCCTGCACTACCATAAGCAGTAAATGCACTGCTGTTTATATTATTACCATTAAGGTCCTGCAAGCTAAAAGTATTTGCAGACAATACTGTTATCTTAAAAGTGCGCCCATTTAATTGTGTCATACCAACAACACTAGTTATATGAACAGTGTCACCAGTTGAATAACCATGAGATGTTGCTGTAATCACGCATGGATTAGCTGCGGTTGCTCCTGATATAGTTTTTTCAGTGCTAACTAATACTTGCCCGCCATCTTTTATAACGCGCATGTATAAATTACCAAATTCTAAAATGTAAGTTTGAGTAGTGTTAAACTCAAATGGAATTAATCTAACGTCTGTTGAATTATCTTTAGCCTGACAAACAAATTCTAACCCAGTTCTTGAAGCAGCTCCTCCATGTACTTGTGGAATTAAATTCTCACACTTACTTAAACTACTTTTATATTTTGCAATATCTACTCTTGAACTAACAGCAGTAGATATTTCGCCTCCTGATAGACTCGCCTGTATTAGTTTTGCCATAACTAACTCCTATAGTCTATCTGTTATCCAAGTTGCTTCTGGTTTTGACGGTTCAATACCTTCGCTACTGTCTGTCTCCCATGCAATGTGCACATACTTATCAGCCAAACCTTGTAATTCTACGGCAATACCTCTGTCTCCTGTTAATGGCATAGCTAATCTTGCAGCTAATGCAAAAGAAAAAGCCAATGAAAACTCTGGGTCATACTCTTCGGTATTTGTAATTTGAGATATGTAAATAATTTCAGGGCTTTCTTCATCTGTAAAGACACATCTCTTGTCGTTTGAGTTTCTACCTATTTCAAATTTGATAGGTGGTTGCTCTCTGCCTAATTGATTAGTAATACCTAATATTCTTAAAGCGTCGTTTGGATAAAGATACATAAAAGTCCAAAGCGATGGTGGTGTACCATCTAGTGCTGCTGGACTGGTAAACTTTTTAGCAAAATTCCACGGGTGTTGACGCAACATAGCATCTCTTACATCCGCAAATATAAGATTAACCTGTTCCGCTTCTGTGCTGCTCTCAGTTAATGAGGATATATCAAACCTATCCCCAACATGCTGAAGAGCAAGTTTGGCTATCTGAATTTCAGTTGCCATTTATTTCTTCTTCTTTTTAGAAACTGGTGCTTTAGTTTCCTCAATAATCTCAGCATCTTTGGGTAATATCACATCATCAGCAACTTCATGCACACCGGCCAATAATAATTTCCCATCTGGAGTAAAAAAATTGTTACTTATTTTAATCTTTTTCATATGTCCCTCCGGACTTTAAAGCTAGTGGAGTGCCCTGCAAAGCAAGACACCCCAAAAGCACTCTACTAGTTTGTTGCGTCTGCGTATGCAGTCCAGCCAACAGGGTCCTTCGTTAAGAAGGCATCTATTTTACCTGCGGTTAAAGCAGCACCACTTGTGCCCAACGTAAGACCGACGAATCGTTCAAACGTTTTGCCCACGCCGATGGGTAAGATAAATCTAGTCCCAGCGGTTAAAGATGCTACAGCAGTTGCAGCTGTGCTTGCATGTTCAGTCGCACTTCCGTCTACTGCGATAGCAGCGGCGGCGTCTGATTGTATCTTGAATGTACAGATTGCTGAACCACCGCTAGTGAAAGAAGTTGTAACTTGTATTATACAATACAGTTGTTCCCCCATACCCCAATCACGCGAAGTAGTAATGTCAATAACATCACCCTCTAGTGTGGTTGCAGTACCTGACGCGGTAACAGCAGCGTTATCCATAAACTCAAGCCTGTCGTCGAATATCATATATTCTCTCCTCGCCTTAGCTTATGGTTGCTTCGTTAGTTTTCAATGCGTCTACCCTACGAATAGGATAACCGCTCCAAGACGTCTGCCATGTTCCACCAACATTTTCCATAGTAAGAGTCGAGTTTTTAACACCGTTAGATGTTTGACGTCTTAACATAGATAACATTGAGCGGTCCATATACCAAGCGCAGCGTCCAGCAGTTGTACTAGGTAGCTGAGTCATTGCTTGGTGCATTAAGTCGTTTAAGTCTGCACTTGAACCAGCAAGAGTTGCTGACAAGTCTGAACGGTCGATGTTTGCAATACGTACAGCGTAACGCCAGTCGCGTAGAGATAACCCTACGTCCCAACGATAGTGAGTACGATATGCTTGCATACGTCCATTCGAGCCATCCACATTCTCAATGGTAACTTCTCCAAGGTCGCGTTGCTGGATACCAGACTTTGAACCTTTTGGAACGATACCATGACAAGTTTGTGGGGACCAACAGACTAGCCAAATGCTTCCGTTATCAGAACCACTACCGCCACCAGAGATGATGTTCTCACCGTTAGCAGCGCCTAGTGAATTGTAACGTGGAGCAAGGCCTGTGAACTTTTCAGGGTCAGTTGTTTCATCTCCGTAGAACAGAGTTGTAGCAACTTGCTGATTAAGTCCCTCTATGTGAGGTCGGTCTTCTTGAAGACGGAATGAAGCAGGGTTACCTGCCATGTCAACAAGAGCTTTATCAACCTCAGCATAATCTTCCAACATGCCGCAATTATCGGTGACTTGAACTGCGTTTGACTTCGTAGGTTGTACGCCGCCATACAGTTTGCGCCATGTAGGAGTTGGTAGTCCGGACCGAACTGTCGTTCTATTTCCAGTAGTTAAGTTTCCTTCTAACCAAGTCATGTCCGCTAGGATTTCATTGGTTTGATTGAGTATCTCAACTACGTCAGCAATAGAGCCATCAGGGTCGGTGACCTTCGCCAAGTCTGCAAGGGTCGGATTAGTTACAGCTAATGTAGCCATAAATAATTACTCCTTATCTTATTTAGTTTCATTAAACATTGATGGGTACATACGCTCTAGCTGGTCACCCTCTCCAATAGAGGCCTCCCCTGTTATTAAATCGCTATCGCCTATGGCCTTACCAATGCGGTAAAAGAGCCTAACCACTTCAGGGTGGTTTCCAATCCCTAGACCATTGGGATTAGAAGCGGACGGTTTACCAAGAATTGCTTTTAGTTCAGGCGTAGAAAATTTTTCTATTGCCTGATTAGCAACTAACAAATTGTCTTTTAGATTAGCTCCTCCAAACTCTTCATCAGCTTTGGCGCTTTGCCCCCATCCTTCTATGCGCTCTTGATAGGCGCCTTCAGCATTTACTGCTGCGTCACGCCCCTGCTTAATCTGCCATTCTACTAGCTGTTGATACTGTTCTTGTTTAAGACCAGCATTCTTTGCAGCGTCAGAAAACACATCAAGCTCTCTTTGGACTTCTTCGGTCACCTCAAAGTCCTCCGGTGCTTTAAAGTCGTACTTTTCAGGTACGTCAGCACTGGCTCCATCGCCCTCGTCGTCCGACAGCAGGGTTTTGGTTCCTTCGCCTTCAGCCTTAGTCTCAGGCTGTTCGGCTTGTTCTGGTGTAGAATCAACTAGTGTTGCTTCAGTCGATTCTTCTACTTCAGTTTCATTAGTAGTTTCTTCATTCATCGAAATGGTTCTCCTCTAACATTTTCATATACTGTACAGGCCCAGCTTGTTTGGCTTCGTTATGTATTTGAATGCCAAGGTTACGAACCCCCTCGTTATAAGCTGTACTCTCTGACGAATTTGGTACATGACTATTAGCAAGCATATGACACTTACCAAAAACTAATTCATATACCCATCGCCTCCCACGCTCAGTTGACATGATAAAACTTATATCTCTATCTCTGTCTTCAGATTCTCTCTGAGCTTTGGTGACTTCTGTTACATTACTACTATCTTTAACAACAAATTTACTAGACACCAGTAGTCGCTCCTCTACCCATTACATCAGTTAGTGCATTAGGGTTTTGCGTATCTGTTTCAGATAATACTTTAGCGCCTTGGACCATGTCCATTGCCATTTGTTGTTGTTGTGCTGCTTGTTCAGCTTCAGCACGTTGTTGTCTTAATTCATTAACTTCCATTTCATCTTTTAATATATCAGTAGGGTTACCAAGAATTGCACTATACTCACGAAGCGCAACGTCCGCGTCTATGTTGTCAGCAATCTGTGGAAAAACTGCAACTAAGTTTCCAGCAAAACCCATTGTTCTTTCTATACCAGCTGCTGCTACAGCTTGTTGTGCCTGCGCCAGTAATGATACATATTCAACTTTAAGGTCCATGCCTTGTAATTCAGTTGGTGGTGGAGCCACCATTCCTGCTTCAGCTGCAAATCTAAATGTATCATCAAGTAATGGGTCTAGTAGTTCTACATTTAATCTTTGTAAAACAGGACCAAGTAAAACAAGTTTTTCTTCGTGACGCTCTGCAACTTCCGTTGCTGTTATTTGTCTTCTATCTGAACCTATCATCATTGCAAATAAGTCAGCATAGAATCCTCTGGCGATACGTTCCTGTACTTCCTGAATATCCATCATTAATTCATTTAACCTAGGTTGCACTTGATAGGCAGGTATAAATCCCTGACCACCCTGTGTTGAATCAACATAAGTTGTACCACCTGCAATAACTGTTGTTGGTCTTCCCTTTAAACTTGTTGGTGCCACCATAGGTGGGTTAACCATTTTATCTATTGCTTGCGCTTTTCTTTTCTGTTCATGTTGCAGCTGCTTAATGTCCCCAAGATAATCCATTGCTGGGCTTCTTCCATAAATATCGCCGTTCAACACATCCCATCTAGGAACATAAGCTGGGAAAGTATCGTACCCACCTTCCTCTAAAAATTCGTCACTGTCTGAACCAACTTCAAAGTAGCAAGACATAAACGGTTTGTTTAGTGCATCCATCTTAGATGCATTAATATCTATATTTCTGCGTGGCTGTATCATATGAATAACAGTAATTAAATCGTCATACTGTCCGCTGTTCCATAATTTTTTTGTTGTGTCAGATACACCAGCCCAGCTTTCCTTTTTTGTAATTGGGTCAACAACAAACCGCTCAACTAATTGGGCCACGCTCATGGTAAATTCTCTTCCAAGAGTATCAACCTTACCTTCATCATTCTCAGCAATGACATACTCACCAGCTGTGAATGGTCTAAACCTAATTGTCGTTTCAGCGTTTCTCTGTCGATACAGAGGTGCGGTGCCAAATGCACCGAGCTCGCTGTAAATATTATAGACGGTATTATAAAAATTACTTTTATGCAGAATGTCCCGACAAACACGTTCAGCAGATTGAATCCATTCTTTAATCTGATAGTTACGCATCATGTCAGGGTCACTTGTCTGGAACCTAAACCAAGGACGCGCCGGACTTGTCATGCCTGACATCATACCAGCTGCCATGGTCCTTAAAGCCTGAGTAGGGCTACCATCAATAATTTTATTATTGCGTTTTCTTCCTCTGCTATTTTGACTTTCAATTAAATAGCGACCGCGTCTTGGTAAGAGATAGTCAGTTATCTCTATCCAGTGTGAACGCCATGAGCTCCTATCATCCTCAAGTTTTTTATATCGCTTATAGGCCTGCTTCTTTTTTCCATGCATTCGCCCATCAGGCAAATTTTCTGTTGTCATTAAGACCATATGTTTATCCTAACAAAGTAGGTTGAGTTTTATCAGCTTCTGTTAATAAGCCTTGTCCACTTGTTCTAATTGTTCCAGCCAAACCTGTT